CTAGGCGCGCGAGATCCGCCCTGCGCGCGTCACACTTGCACGCTTCTAGGAATTGAGCGCGAGCGGCCGAATGAATGTCGAGCGTATCGGCCATTGCGCCGGCCGCTCGCGCGACGCCTGCGCGCTCGCCGGCGGATTGGCTGAGGCGCGAAGCGCGCGCCAGCGTTGCGGCTATCTCTTGAATCGTCATGATCGTTGTTCCTCTCCGGGTCTAGGCGCCCGCTACTCCCGGCGCCGCTAAGCGCCGGGAGAGGCTGAAGCCTAGGGGTGAAGCACGCCGTATAGACCAGCGGCTAGCAGCAACAGAAGCGCCGTGATCTTGACGCCTTGGGCGATGGTTGAGGGTGTACGGTTCATGCCGCTTCGCCTTGTTCCGGCCAAAGGCCGGCCGCGCCGCGATTCTTGCCTTGGCCCGTGAAGCACATCGTTTCGTCCGAACGAATCCAGGCGAAGCCGCGAACGGTTTTTCCCTTGGCGCTTACGCGTGCAGGCCGGCTGAAAAATGTGTCGGCTTCTCCGGTGTAGCGCGCGACGCGTTCGCGGCCGTCGGCGCAAAGCACGGTTACGGTCTTAGGCCCAAAATCCCACATAGCTTGTTCCTCTTTCCAGCCGCCTCTAACGGGCGGCGCCTTCGGCTGCACTAAGCGGCCGCTACTCGCCACGATGCCTAAGCGCCGTGGCGAGAGGCGGGCGTTTAGGCGTCGCGTCCAGCATGCGCCAGAAGGTCCGCGCGTTCCGCGTCGTTGTCGCTGTCACGCTCCCAAAACCACAGGCGTTCGGGGTTCTCGGGGTCGCGGGTGTCATAGACTTCGATCAAGTCCCAACCGCCCGCGTTCTCTTTCGACGTGTAGCCGTTCAGGAAGGCGCGCGCGTCGCCTGAATTGTCGAAGGCGTTGAGCTCCGTGCGCGAGCCGTCGTCAAGGTCAACGCCTTCGACGATAAACGCGTTATCCGTGATCATGGTCTTAGCCCTTCATTTCGCTTTGGAGGCGCTTCGCCTCGTCGATCCAGAAGACGAGACGTGCGGCCCAATGGTTGAGGGACGCGTCGTCTCCGCCCTTGCGAAGCGCGTCGCGCGCCGTTTCCTGGCCCTTAACGGCGCGGGCGTGTTGTTCTTTGAGCGTCATGGGTTGTTCCTCTCAGTGGCGCGTAATTGCGCTCTAAGAGGACACCTAGCATTTCTGCTACAGATACGTCAAGCCTCTCCGTTGCGATTGTCTCGCGTCGCTGGCTGACCGGCTTTTAGGTTGTGTGATGATTAGGGCTTAGGGCTGTGGCGCTACGGATTAGCGCAGCGGCCCGTCCCTCAAGGGCGCGGTCCAGCGCTAAACCGATTCGCTCAACGTGTCAAATCGTTGTGGGTGTTGGTCTATGAGGGAAATGCGCGGCGCTGGCTTTCGGCCCTTATGCTCAACGCGAGCAAAAGCGCCCGGCGTGCTGCTAGGCGCCTTGTCCCTCGCCCCTAGGCGCCTATCCGCTCTAATCGGCTTTCCGGCGCCGTCTCTGGCGTCCGATTTGCCTGATAGGCTCGCCTGGCTTATGCTCAAAGTGAGTATTAGTCGTCATTCGGCGCGCCCTAAGCCATAGCGCGCCACGCAAACGCCCCAAAAAGCCGAATAGCAGGAACGCTACATGAGCATGCCACCCGCAGCCTACATGTTCCAACCGGGCCAAAGCGGCAATCAGGGGAACAGGCGCACAGGCAACCGCGCCAAGCTCGCCACGCGGTTCTTTCAGGATATATACGCCGCATGGGAAGAGCGAGGCGACGCGGTAATCAGGCAAGTCGCCTTTCACGATCCTGCGAAGTTCCTCGCCGTCGTCGCGCACCTCATGCCCCAAAAGATTGAAGTCGCCCAGACCACAGACGGGCTAAGCGACGAGCGCATGGAACAACTGATAGAGCTCGCCAGTCTCATGGCTGCAGGCGCGTCGCCTACGCCGCTAGCCGGCAACACGGCCGATGGGGCGCCCGGGGTGCAGCTTATCGAGGGCGAGGTCGTCGAGGCGGGGGGTGGGGGGCCCGAGCGCGCGGGGCCCCTGGGGGGAGAGAACGACCCTTCCCACACCGCGGCTCCCCTATTAGCCGACCAGCCGACGCGGGGAGAAGCCAATACGCCCGTCCAGAATTTTTCGGCGGAAATCGAAAACCCGCCCTCGCCAAGCCGAGTAGCAGAAGCGCTAGAGTTCCCCGAAGACCCGGAAGGCGTTGACCCCCTGTCGCTCTTCTGACACTCTTCGACCCACAGCCAACCCCCGGTCCTTAACCGACGACAACGAGCGCGCCGGACATACAGCCTGGTCTTATGGATCTCAGCGGTGCGGGGATTGGCCCGTGGGGTGTTCATCACCGCCAAGGCCGGGAAGCTCGGACTAACCAGGAAGGGCGAATGACTGATCTCGCGCAGCCCGCGGCGACGGCTTCATCCGAAGAGTGGGCGCTGTTTCGCGACCAGCTGCAGCGCGAGCTCGAGGGAAAGCGTAACCGCAACAAGCTCGGGTTCTACAAGCCGTACGCCAAGCAGCGCGAGTTCCACACCGCCGGCGCACTCCCGATCTACGAGCGCCTGTTCATGGCCGGCAACCAGCTGGGCAAGACGTGGGCTGGCGGGTTCGAAGTCGCGATGCACCTGTCAGGCCGCTACCCCGATTGGTGGACCGGGCGGCGGTGGGACAAGGCGATCACAGCGCTTGCCGGGTCCGAGTCGTCGGAACTGACGCGCGACGGCGTTCAACGCATCCTGGTCGGGCCGCCTACGGACGAAGAGGCGTGGGGGACGGGCTGTATCCCCGCCGACGCGCTGAAGGACTGGAAGCGCAAAATCGGGATCCCCGACGCGATCGACTCGATCAAGGTCAAGCACGTCAACGGCGGCTACTCGACCCTGCTCTTCAAGTCCTATGACCAGGGGCGATCGAAGTGGCAGGCGAACACCGTCGACCTGGTCTGGTTCGACGAAGAGCCCCCCGAAGACGTTTACTCCGAAGGGCGCACGCGGACGAACGCGACCAAGGGGAGCGTCATGCTGACCTTCACGCCCCTGCTCGGCATGTCGAAAGTCGTGCGGCGCTTCCTGACCGAGAAGTCCGACCACCGGCACGTCACCGTCATGACGATCCACGACGCCGAGCACTACACGGTCGAAGAGCGACAGAGGATCATCGATAGCTATGAAGAACATGAAAGAGACGCCCGGGCTTCGGGGATTCCGATCCTGGGCTCCGGGCGAGTATTCCCCCTACCGGACTCGGCCGTCGTATGCGACCCAATCCCGCTACCCTCCTGGTGGCCGCGGATCGGAGGGCTCGACTTCGGATGGGACCACCCCACCGGCGCGGTCGAGCTCGCCTGGGATCGCGACCACGACATAGTCTATCTGCACCGCGAGCACCGCGCCGCGAAGCTCACGCCCGACCAGCACAGCCTTGTGATCGGCCCGCTGAAGTGGGGGCCGCTGCGTTGGGCCTGGCCGCACGACGGCATGCAGCACGACAAGGGCTCGGGCGTTCGCATCGCCGACACCTACCGCAAGGCCGGGCTGAAACTGCTCCCCGGGCACGCGACCTTCAACGACGGATCCAACGGCGTCGAGGCCGGCACGCTCGAAATGCTGCAGCGCATGCGCGATGGTCGGTGGAAGGTGTTCAACACCTGCCCGCTGTGGCTCGAGGAATTCCGCCTGTACCACCGCGAAGACGGGAAGATCGTCAAGGAAATGGACGATTTGATTTCGGCTAGCAGATACGCCATGATGATGCTCCGACACGCCCGCGTGGTCGACGACGTTTCCGGTCGCTACGGTTTCAGCGAGCGCAGGGCGGCGCCGGTCGCGGTGGGCACGGGCGAAGGCCCGTTTGACTGATAGCCAGGGGACGACCACCGCCATGAGCAAGAAGAACGCCGACCCGATCGCCGACCAGGGCCGCGACGCCGCCGAGCAGGGCATCCCGAGCGCCGACTGCCCGTACATCAACGAAGGCGACAACCGCGCCACCTGGCTTCGCGCTCACCGCGACAAGACCGCCGAGCTCGCCGCCAAGTCCGTCGACGACTGACCGCCGGTGAGCGCGCTCTTCAACCCGCCAAAGCTCGAGAAGCCGCCGCGGGCTCCGCAGATCGACGATGCGATCGCGCTCCGAAACGAGCGCGATCGCAACGCACGGCGCGGGGCGGGGGCGCGACTGCTCTCGGGAGACAGCGGCTTGCCTGACCTGGGGTCAACGTATTCGCCGCGCGCGGCCGGGGGTTAGGGTGGCGTTCGGGATGCTAGGCAAGAACTTGGGTCCGATGGGTGCGCTCGGGTCGCTGCTTGACCGCAGCAAGACGAAGCCCGGCGGCAAGCCGTCTCCCGCGCTCGGCGCGGGGGCGTCGCTGCTTTCGCGCCAGGACCAGCGCGCCCGCGATCCGTTGGCGATGTAGACGATGATCGACGCGCTCGAAGCAATCCGCCGGCAGGAACGCAAGAAGGCCCTGCGCAGCAACTTCGAGGGGGTGTGGTCACAGATCGCAGCCCTGGTGCTTCCGCGCGCCGACGACTTCATCACCACGCGCACCGCCGGCGTTCGCCGCGACCAGGCGATCTATGACTCGACCGCGCAGCTGGCGCTCCAAGCCTTCGCCGCCGCGATGGAGTCGATGCTCACGCCGCGTACGTCCAAGTGGCATGCGATCGTGCCGTCGGATCCCGACGCCGCCAAGGACGAAGCCTCGCTGCTGTGGTGCGAGAAGCTGCGCGACCTGCTCTTCAAGCTGCGCTACTCGGCGTCCAGCAACTTCGCCTCCCAAGCCTCCGAGCACTACCTGAACCTGGGCGCGTTCGGCACGTCGACGATGTTCGTCGAGGACGGCATGGGAGGCGGGATCCGCTATCAGACCCTGCCGCTCGCCGAGTGCTACATCGCCGAGAACGCCTGGGGTGTGGTCGACGAGCTCGACCGCCGCTACTCCATGACGGCGCGGCAGGCCAAGCAGCGCTTCGGCGAAGACGCCCTGCC